CGATTTCACTGCCGAACCTGATTGTTACCACAGGATGATCTTCTCTACCTTGTGGCCAATTTCGCGGAGTCCGTTCGCACACTTGGTGCAAAGGTAGCACTCCATATTGTCGTCGATGCAGACCGGCTTTCCCTGCCGCTTCCAGCAACTTTCACATTTTGAAACGTGAGACATTCTACAATCCCTTCTAGAAATTACCCGACCGTTCGAAACTGCCCATCACTCTGTGATCGTTTGGGGGGCTCGAAAGGTTACGCACAAGTGGGTGGTTTCACGTAGTCCATTCTAGTCATGTTAGGCATAGCCCATTGTGACTAGGCAACCTGCACTTTTTCCGCCCGCATTTTGAACAAAAAAAATCACCCAACCCTTTCGGGTTGGGTGATTCTCAGTGACCTTGGGTGAGAGGGGATTTCACTTTCGGGCCTCGATGATCAAAGCGACGATGACCCAAACGATCGCAATGACGATCATGATGAATCCAGCGACGTAGTCCGCGTTCACCAGACATCAACTTCGATCGTGAGAGATTTCGGGCCGCGTGGCCTGTTGATTTTCTTCATGCTGTTCTCAACAGCCTGGAGAAGATCGCTGCGACTCTCATAGGTGAAAGTCTCAGTCCGATCGTGATGCATGTAGGACACAATGAGAATGTACTTCATCGCGCGAACCCACGAGAGAGGAATTTGTCAACCTGGCCAACTTCCCAGATTGTTCCTCCGATGATGCACGGGCGACCAATGAATTCACCATGAATCCAAATGCCCGGCTCATCCTCGAAAACTTCGGCGCGGCAGCGGCGGCATTTTACAGTCATCGGGCTAGCACCATTCCTAGGTGGAGAGCGTTGGCGAACATGACAATTGTGTACGTGAAACGAACCATTAGAACCTCCGGGGGTGAAGGATGAAATTTCCAGGCGCCCCGATTCAATATCGATCCCCCCACGGAACCATATTGAATCGGGGCAGTGTCAGGGAAACACTAGACCTTACTTGGTCTGTGCCCTGTCTTGGTACAGGCACATCACAAGTCGGCCGTTCGGAGTCTCGACCTCAATTCCCTGCTTGTCTGCGCGGGAATTGGCGTGCGATGACTTTGTGTTTCCCTCAGTGACGTCGCCGACTTCCTGAATGGTTTTAGCCATTTCGAAAATCTGCGTCACGTAGGAATCGACAACCTCATCGTCGAGATCATCCTTGCCACGCTCGATTGCCTCAGTCCTGGCAGCCTCTCGGAATTTTGCATCCTTGAGCGCAACCATCGCTTCAGAAATCTTTTCCTCTTTTGCGCCGAGCGTCGAAAAGAGAAGCAGCAAATCAGCCTCAGTGTATTGCATCTAAATCACCTCCATTCTTTGGGCATAACCCATTAGTTTGTTAACTCTGGCCTTTTCTCGGTCTTGGCAGTATCTCAACTCCCGTAGGGAGGAGAAATCTTGGCGCGCTACCCGAAGGTTACGGCACGCTCCCGCTCGCGATATTCCGGCCGATTTTTTCTTGTGTTTCCCTGACAAGGAAAACAATACGGCAAGCCACCAGGGTGCAACTCCTACTTTCGGTCAGACAAACGTAGTCGATCCGGCCTATCTATAATTCTTTTTTGATAGTCCGAAATGACTAGGACAAATAGTCACGGGTTTGTTCGTTTGTCAGGACATTAGATCATTCTAACTTCGCGCTTCAACAGTTTCAGTTTCAACTGTTGAAGATTCAATGATAATTATGCGCATAGATGTTGTAAGGGTTTTTCCATGGGAACTTGTTCCGATTACTCTCTTACCGCCCTACAAACAAAATCCAAGCCCCCCCTCCCCAAAGAGAGCCTAATTTTTAAAAAATTTGGGTTACTTTTTTCACCCAAAGCCCGAGTTGGGGGGCTGTAGCTAGCTTGTCGTGTGCTACCCTGTGGCTATGTCCGATTTGGTGCCACTTGCCCCAGGCACGGTGCACCCAAGAAAACTTAAATTTCCCAAAACAATTGGTCCACAGTTCACAAATAAAATCATTCCATGGATCGAAACTTATTATCATTCTAAGAATTCTTATCCCTTGGATAGCGAACTTCGCCAGCAGTTTGGCTTTAACTCGCAGGAACTGCTCGTTTTACACAACAGTAAGTTCTATTTGCAGTGTCTAGATAGACGCGGTATCTCAAGGCCGGGAACCAGCGGACTAGACGCCAGACAATTAGCTGCGATTGCTATCATTACCAACTTTAGCGATGTTAGGAACAGCAATTACCGGCTCGAAGAAGCTGGTATTACTCCAGAAGAACTCCAGGGTTGGTACAGTAGTAAAGAATTCACAAACGAATTGTCTCGGCGGGCAGAAGGAGCGTTCGCAAACTTCGCGCCGAGTGCAACTACGCAACTAGGGCGTCAAATTGAAAGAGGCAACTTAAACGCGATTAAGTTCTATTATGAGATTACGGGGCGAGCAAGCTCGCCAGAAGCAGTAAACGTAAAGCGTGCCATGCAAGTTCTAATTGAAGCCGTACAGAAACACGTAAAAGATCCAGAGGTTCTTGCAGCAATTGCCTCAGAAGTACAAGCAGTAAGGAGTCTAGATTCGTGAGTGGGGAAACCTATCACTTAATTCTCTTGCTTTGCAACATTGTCATTATCGTGTTGCTAGCAGTGCTTGTCTTTAGTGTAAGGAGAGTGCCCTAGTAAAGGGGTCAGGAGAAAACACAGTGGGAATAATTACTCCTAACCTCGGGCTTTATAAGCCTGACGGTACAGACTTTGTTGACGAAGACGTTGACTTAAATGACAACTGGGACATTCTTGACACAGAAGTAGACAACAACACAGACACTCTAGTAGATCATGAAGCAAGATTGGCTGCACTTGAAGGTGCAATTGGTGGTGCTCCAAACGTACCTTGGACAGCTTTCACTATTACTTGTACAGACGTTACTACTTTCCCAGGCGTTGCCCAAGATTGTTATTACATAAGGCTTGGGAAGCTTGTTATTTGCACCATTGCAATTGGATTCTCTGGCTGTACCTTCTCTGCAACTGCTGGTGCTCTTTTTGGTGGACTTCCTTTCCCTCAAAAATTGGACTTCAATAATCCTCAACTTGGAACTGCTTACATACAAGACGCTGCTCCAAGTTTGAAGGACTACCCACTTATTGTGTTGCGCTCAGGTGGCGGTGGTTCAACAAACTTTATTTTATACGGTGCAGGTGGAGCAACAGGTTACAGTGGTGTACTTAATGCAACTCTTCCTTTTACTTGGGCAAATGGAGACAGCATTGGTATGAATTTAATGTACGAGACCGACGCAGCCTAACGTGACAGAACGCTATCCAGAAAAGTCTGGAGCACATGAAGTTAATTCGTCACACATTAATAGTGACGTAGACACTGGCGCGCTTTCACAACATCATACTTTAGGTAAGGGACCAACTCAAGCAGCCCCAGGCAACCACGTCCACAGTTACGTTGACCTCCCAGACAACTTAACTAATCCAATTCGCGCTAAGGTGACTACCTCTGTAGCCATTACTACCACCACCGGCGTGGAAAAAACAATTGACTGGGACGCATCAGATTATGACGTGGGAGACTTGTGGGTCATTGGTTCCCCTTCTAAATTGACTGTTCCTGAAGACGGTTTGTATGTATTGTTCGCACAAATTGCTTTTGCTGCAAACGCGACTGGCTACAGACAGATTTTCATTAGGAACCAAGGTGGAAGCGTAATTTCTCATTCTCGACATGCAACTCCTGTTACGGGCGTGGGTGCTACAATTACTACTTATACAGAGTTTGAATTAGCAGCAGGAGACTGGTTTGCAGTTTCGGCGCAGCAGAACTCTGGAGGTAACTTGAACGTTTTAGGTGGTTCATCTGGACTTTCAAGTCACTTCATTATAAGGAAGGTTGCTCCTATTGTCTCTTGACAGTATGCTGGAGTTTCTTGCAACTGGTTTGCGAAGTCAAAAACCGAACCATTTGCAGTATCAACCACACGAGAAGCAACAGATCTTTCATTCAAGTCAAACGAACGGAAGACTGTTTCTTGGTGGAAACCGGAGCGGGAAGACTGTAGCCGGTATCAATGAAGACATTATGTGGGCATTAGGAAAGCATCCTTATATCGAGCTTCCTCCACCACCAATTTTTGGTCGCATTGTAACTGTTGACTTCAAAAACGGTGCTAGTGAAATTATCATTCCGCAGCTGAAACAATGGATTCCTCCATCGGAACTTGTTAATGGTTCGTGGGAAGATTCATATAATGGTCGGCTGAACGTATTAAAGCTACGGAATGACTCAGAGATTGAAATTATGTCTCATGAACAGGCCGTTGAGAAATTTGCGGGTGTCCCGCGACATTGGATTCATTTTGATGAAGAGCCTCCCTTTGATATATTCAAAGAGTGCAAGGCCCGTCTTGTGGATTACAATGGTCGCTGGTGGATGACAATGACTCCAGTCGAAGGTATCACATGGACCTTCGATGAAATTTATGAAAAGCGTCACACAAATTTGATTACAGTTGTAGAAGTAGACATTGAAGATAATCCATTTCTAAATGCAGATGGTAAAGAAGCAGCACTTGAAGGTTATAGTGAGGATGAAAGGTTAATTCGTGGACGCGGTCGCTACATCGCTATCAGCGGGCTTGTTTTTAAGCATTATGACCCTAACATTCATGTCATTAAGCAAGGAGTCCCTGATAGAGTGGACTGGGAGCACTACTACAGTCTTGACGCCGGATATAACAATCCTACTGCTGTTTTATGGCACGCTGTTAATAAGAAAGCTGGTGTTGTTGTAACTTATGACGAACATTACAGGAGAGAGTGGACCGTCGAGCAGCACGCTAAATTCTTATTGGAACGTGAACGATACTATAGAGAAAATTATGAAATCATCCCATTCCTCAGGATTGCCGATCCTGCTATCAAACAGCGGCAGCAAGTCACTGGACTCTCTATTCAAATCGAATATGCCAACCACGGGATTAATTTTGCAACAGGAGCCAAACGGGACGTTGAAGCTGGTCTTGATAAGATGAACAACTACTTGCGATTGCGCAAGTGGTTTATTACAGAGAATTGTGTGAATCTACAGAAAGAAATGAGAAAGTATAGACGCGCACTATTTGCAACTAGTAAACTTCGTGAGAAGAATAACGCACAAGAAAAGCCACAGAAGAAAGATGATCACGCAATCGATTCTTCACGTTACTTCTTCTCGTTTATGCCGGAGTTGAACCCCCAGGAGGCTCCCCCGGCTGCTACGGTGTTGCCAAACCTCCTAGGGGCGCCGAGTGTGCGCGTGGGGCAATATAATAACATTGACCCCGAGTTTAATAAACATCCTGAACCCGTCTTTGTTACAGACGAATTTGTAGGAGAATGGTAATGGCAGATGAAACAAAGGCTGAAGAACTGAACCAGAGTTCCGGGCCGAATGCATTCGCAGAAGAAGGAGTCGAGCCTGAAAAGCCTATGGTGAACCCTTCTTACTACAATGCACACGCGGTAGATCGTAGTCGTTCGGGACCGACGATTGCCGAAGTAGAAGCTTTCCAGCGCGATCAGTTTGATAAGTGGCGCGAAGGACAGAGTGAAGTTCCTGCCTCTGTAGCTTTCGAGCAGGCTGCATATGATGTAGGACTTGCTCAGGTTGAAGAACTTCAAAAGGGTCTTCCTCCTTCGAATGGTAAGGACGTTGTTCCCGAGCCTAAGCCTGTTGAAAAGCCTCCGACTGAAACTACGTCTTCTTCTTCAGGAAGTAGTTCTTCTCCGTGACCAATCCTGATCAAGCGAAGTTTCAAATTGTAACTTCGACCTTACTCCCACACAAGTGTTTAGCATGTGAGGGTAAGGCCGATGGTACAAAACAATTTGTTGACTTCGGAGTTTCAATTGACTACGAAGGTGCAATGTATATCTGCGTGAGTTGCGCAGAAGAAATTGCACGGACGGTTAGCTATATTCCTCCTTATGAGAGGGACGAGGCTATCCTAGAAAATGATAGGCTCAGGTCTGATCTTATTGAAAGTGAAGAACGTGTCAGATCGCTCACAGATACTTTTGTTTCTTTCAATATGTCTATTCCTGATGACCGCCGCTCTGGTGATTCTGACGTGGAACTTTTCAAAGTTGATGAGGCAGGAAAACCAGACTTTGAGGCAGCAGAATCAGGACCTTTTAAATAGGTTGATGAGTCCAGACTTTAAAACGTTTGCTGCTCTTTCAACCCAGGTCCAATCATTTGAAGTTCCCGATCTTACACCTAAAACTGATTTTGATGAATTGGCTGTTTTAGGACAGGCTCACGGATTAGGACAACCGATTTTCGATGACGGAGATGCCGACGACACCGAGTTCAGGGACACCCTCTCTGAATTTGGTATCAGACCGCCCGGACCTAAGTAAGAGAGACACTGAACGTCTCATTGCTTACGCCAACGAGCAATTCGAAAGATCGAAAAGTAACCGCTGGAGAGCAGAACGTCAGTGGTACACTAATCTTGCCTTCTACTTTGGTAAGCAAAACATCCAATCTCAAGACGCGCCTGGATCAATGCGCCAGTTTAGGATGTTCACGCCTCCTGCTCCATATTACAGGTCTCGCCCTGTAGTCAATCTTATTCGTCCCCTTATGAGGACAGAAATGAGTAAGTTGACTGCACAGAAGCCGAATGCATTTATTGTGCCTTCTAGTTCTGATGATCGAGACATGTATGCTGCAAATGCAGGAGAGCAAATCTGGGACTCTCTATTTAGAGAGAAAAAAGTTCATCGCACTCTTCGGCGGGCCGTTTTCTGGACCTGTATTACAGGCAACGGTTTCATTAAGTCCTGGTGGGATGACAATAAACCAGATTATTTCAGTAATATAATGGGAGATATATGTTACGAAAACCTAACGCCTTTCCATCTATTTGTTCCAGATCTAAAAGAAGTTGAAATTGAAGATCAGCCATTTATCATCCATGCTGCTAACCGGGATACAGAGCAACTCAGCATGGCGTATGGTAAAGATATAAAGGGTTCCAAGGCAAAAGGTGACATGCTGGAGGAATCCTTTATTGCTGTAATGGGAGTAGAACAAACGAACCATAGTAAGAATGAAAGTACGCTTGTTCTAGAGATGTGGGTTCGTCCAGGTCAACTAAAACTATTGCCACAGGGGGGAATGTTTTCCGTAGCAGGTGACCAACTTTTAGATTTCTACGAAGGTTGGCCGTATTATCACAATCAATATCCCTTTGCGCACCTAAGGCATATTGAAACTGGTAAGTTCTACGGAGATTCCACGATAGTAGATCTAATCTCACTACAAAGAGAGTACAATAGGACTAGAGGGCAAATCATTGAATCTAAAAACCGTATGGCAAAGCCGCAACTTGCGGCAGAGATGGGGGCGGTAGACCCTAACAAGATCACTTCTGAGCCAGGTCAAGTTATTCTCTACCGCCCCGGCTTTAATCCGCCTCAACCTATTCCACTACAAGGCTTGCCTTCTTACGTTCTTGAAGAGCAAGATCGTATTAGGGCTGACATGAACGAAATCTCCGGTCAGCATGAAGTTTCTCGCGGCCAGGTTCCTCCAGGTGTAACTGCGGCTACAGCAATTTCTTACCTGCAAGAGCAGGATGAATCTAAACTGAGTTACACTTTCGATTCGCTTGAGGAAGGCGTAGAGAAAATTGCTTACCAAACGCTATCCTATGTCAAGCAATATTGGGATACGCCCCGTAAGATCAAAGTTACCGGAGAAGATGGTTCTTTCGACGTTCTTGCGTTTGAAGGTTCTGACCTTCGAGATAACACTGACATTAGAGTGGAAGCAGGTTCAGCACTCCCGACTTCCAGAGCAGCTAAACAAAGTTTTATCATGGACTTGATGAAACTAGGCTTCATTGACCCTAATAAGGGTCTAGAAGTCATGGAAATTGGCGGAATTAACAAGATTTACGAACAAATTCAGGTAGATGTACGACAGGCTCAACGCGAAAACTTGAAAATGGCTCAAGTCACTGCTGACCTACTTGAACAAAGTAGGCAAGAACAGATGAGTCTGTACTTGCAAACTCCTGAGGCACAGCAAAAGATGCAGCAGGGTCTTTTGATGCAGGGTCCAGAAGGAGATTTGCTGGATTTGTCTGCAATGACAATGAATCCAGGTATGGGTCCACAGCCTGTTACATTCCCACTTATTGTTCCTGTTAACACGTGGGATGATCACAGAACGCATATTGAGCGGCACAATAACTATCGGAAGTCTCAGGCTTTCGAAAATTTGTCGCAAGAAGCAAAGCAGTTGTTTGAACAACATGTGCAACAGCATGTTCAGGGAATTATGGTTGGAGCACAAGGCGCAATGCCATTTGGTCCAGACATGCTAGAAATGGCAAATAACCCTGAAACTGTTAAGCAACTTGAAGCGCAAGCTAAGGGTGAAGCACCTGTTGGAGAAGAACCTGCTCCCCCACCAGAACAAGGATAATTAAATGGCACAGCATATGCTTACGCCCCCCGAAAGGGGTTTCATTGATCCGAAGCGGACTGCGAGTGGGGATTCTACTCTTGAGCCCGACTTTTCAACCAAGTTGAATGACAATTCTTCTCTTGACACTGCACTTCTTGCAATTGGCGGTTGCTACACTCAGGCTTACATTGACAAGATGACGCAGAATGACAAGGTGTATGCAATTCGTCAGAACGTTGACCCGGCTTCGGTGAAGTAATGGCGAATAAAGGCTACAGGACTCCAGTTCCATCTGGGGTTAGCGGCGGAGATAGCAATTATACTCCTAAGGAGCAAAGAGCAGATCGAAGGTATGATCGCGCTGTTAGAAATGAATATAAAGAAGAAAGACAAGAACATCGTAAGTCTTCTTTTCAAAGGTACCTAAGGAATCGTCCGCAAGGTGCTGGTGGTAGGAAGGCTGTTTAGCTATGAAATTCAATCCTAAAGCCAAGTTGGACACTAAGGGATTTATTAGTCCGGCGCAGAACGTTGAAAGACTAAATGCGCGAGATGCCCGTCGTGAAGCAGTAAAGAGACGGCTCAGTCAAAATCCTACGGGAGCAACTGGTACAGCAAAGAAAGCGGTATAATTAATGAGTGAAGGTGCAGTAGAATCTGGCCAGGGCGCTGAGCAGCAATTCGATTCTCCCCCTGTAGCCCCTGATTCTCAGGGGGGTGGGGAAAGTATCAATCCTGCCTGGAACGATCTTCTTTCAATCGTTCCTTCTCAGTTGCACAGCCAAGTAACTCCGCATCTGAAGAAGTGGGACTCAAACTTCCAGACCAAGTTGAATGAGGTACACTCTCAGTACGAAGGTTATAAACCATATCTGGAAAACCAGATTGATCCTGAACGCATTAACTATGCGCTACAGATGCTTGAGGCAATTGATGCACGTCCAATGGATGTTATCGAAGCTCTCAATCAGTATGTAGATCAGGCAGGTTTGAGACCTCAAGAACAAGAGCAGGGCCTTAGCACTGGAGAAGAAGAACCACCTGGGGATTTTCTTCAGCATCCTGAATTTCAAAAGATGCAGCAGATGCTGAATACAATGGCGCAGTACATGGTACAGCAGAATCAAGCGACCCAAGATAGCCAATATGATCAAGAACTTGCAGATGAGATTGAGCAGTTGCAGCAAACTCATGGTGAGTTCGATGTAGATTGGGTTCTTACCAAAGCTTTGCAAGCCGCCAACAATGGTGGAAGCATCGATTCGCTTGAGCCTTTCGTCAAAGAATACAGAGCATTCGAGCAGAATGTGATTGCTAATTCTAGACGGCCAGGGCCACGAGTATTGCCTTCGGGTGGTCGCGCTCCAGATAATCAAGTTGATCCAAAGCAACTTGATGATCAGGGGCGCCGTTCGCTTGTAGCACAAATGTTGCAGGCGGCTCACCAAGATAGCTAATCGAGAGGTAGATCACAGTGGCTACAACCACTATGACCACCGTAGACAACATTCTGAAAGAAGTCTACGAAAGTGGTCTTAACGATCAACTTCAGTCAGAGGTCACCGCATACACTCGTATTGAAAAGACTTCTGAGGGTGTGACCCACGAAGTTGGCGGTAAGTATGTTCGTTTCCCGATTCGTACCAAGCGTAATCATGGTATTGGTGCGAGGAACGAAAACGAAGCTCTCCCGACTCCGCAGACTCAGAGTTACGACTCTGCTCAGGTTAAGTTGAAGTACCTATATGGTGCTATTGAACTTACTGGTCAGACGTTTGAACTTGCGGACAAGAACTTCCAGGCTTTTGCTTCTGCCCTTGATCAAGAGATCAGCGGTATGAAGGAAGGTCTTAAGAAGGATGTTGGGCGTCAGTTCTATGGAACAACTGCTGGTAAGCTTGTTACTGCCACGGGGGCAGGAACAACTACCACTCTTGTTACTACTGATGGTGCTGCTATTTATCTTGAAGTCGGAATGATTGTTGACTGTTTCACTGCTGCTGATGGAGCAAATGGAACAGGTATCGAAATCACGGGACTTTCAAGTTCTGCTGGCACTACAACTGTAACTCTTGGAACGGCAGTTACTGCTACTGCTACGGGTGCATATCTAACTCGTGCATCTAGCAAGGGCAAGGAAATGACTGGACTTGGTGACATTGTTCAGTCTTCTGGTTTGCTCTACAATATCAACCCGTCAACTTCTGCTGTTTGGGCTTCTTCGGTTGACTCAAATGGTGGAACAAACCGAGTTGTTACCGAAGGTCTTATGATTAACATGGTTGACACGATTCGCCGTAAGGGTGGTGGATCGCCTACTGTGATTTTCTGTGGACTCGGTGTTCGTCGTGCCTACTTCAACCTTCTGGTTCAGCAGCGCAGGATTACAAACACTCAGGAATTTACTGGTGGATTCAAGGGACTTGCTTTCACTGTAGATTCAGGAGAGATTCCTCTCATTTCTGACCTTGACTGCCCTGGAAACCTTATGCACTTCCTTAACGAAAAGGAACTTAAGGTTTATAAGGCTGGCGATTGGTCATTTATGAATCGTGACGGTTCTAACTGGCAGCGCAAGATCACCTCTGCTGGATCATTCGATGCATACACTGCAACGTTGTTCGAGTACTGTGAAATCGGAACGCATCGCCGGAATTCTCATGGTAAGATTGCTGATCTTACCGAAGGCTGAGTAATAGTTGTCTATGGAGGGGTCACCGGCATGGCCCCTCCATAGCAAACAAAAGGAAAATTATGTCTTTTGCAAGTGAAGTTCTAGCAGATTTGCCAATGGGTTGGTGGAAGCGCGATGAAATCGTCGCTGGCACTATGGTGGATTCTAGTGGCAATGGACATGATGGTTCTTATCTTGGTTTTAACGGTGGAATTGTTGCAGGAGACGGAACTCTAGGTATTCGACCTGGTATAGTTCCTGGTATCAGAGGTTCTTCTGTAGAGCCAATTAATAATGGAGCAGTTCTTCCAGTATGTACTGTTCCAGATGCAGCATGGTTACAGCAAACCGCTGGTTTGACTGTTATTGGATGGATGATACCAGATACACTACCTAACGCTGCCTTTATTGTTACTCGTGCTCCTTCGTCAGGAACAAGTGCTACTTATCAATTTAGGCTAGATGTTGGTGTTGGTGGAGTTATTCGTTGGCTTATTTACCAAAGCACTCTACAAACTACGATTCAAAGTGCTGCTCTTACTCCTGGTCAATTGTATCAATTTGCAGGTACTTTTACACCAGGCATGATGAGATTGTATATCAACGCAGTGGAAGTAGCTAACTCGGCTGCTAGGTCTGCCATGAATGCTGGTAGTGCCCAAGAACTACGTATTGGTTCGGCTTCTTCGGGTACCAACGTTTTTGATGGTCCTATCTCTAATGTAGCAATATATAACCATGAACTTACTCCTGCTAGAATTCTACAGCAGTTCACGATAGGTTTGATTCCCGTGGGTGGAATTTCACTTGCAGACGCAATGAGGCAGAAGTGGAGTGGGGCTGCAAATCCTCAAAAGTCAGTTACACAGCTAGAAAAAGATGCAATGGGTGCCGCTCTTGGTTATACTGCTGCGCAATTGGCTACAAAGAGTTATCAGGACGTAAGGCAAGCTTACATGATTTCTCTTGGAAAGACTACAGGCTCCCAGATTGATAGGTTCAATTCCTGGTTGCCTGGAACTCTTAAGTCTTATGATGACAAGTGGGCGGATTATACAGATGTTATTTGATCCTGCTGTTCCTACTGATGATGGACGTTGGGTAAGTGAGAACTTCGAACGCCTAGCGCGGATTGTTCAAGACTACGATCCGCAATTCGAACTACGGTGGATTCCTCCTGAAAATAGGGCTACTCTTGAGGAACGAGCTAAGCCTTATGTTATCTGGGACACAGTAACAAATTCACCTGTGTTCTTCGCCTCTGAACTTGATTCTCCTGCTGATATTCTTGAAAAACTCTTTCTTGGAGATAATACCAAGGGTGACGTTCTCAAGAAGATTGATGCACACAATGCAGCAGTTCAGGCTATCAAGATGAAAGAGGAAATGGACGCACGAGAAGAGAAGATGGAATACGCTGCCTGGCTGATGGGAACTGAAAAGAACTACATCACTCTAGGCAAGGGCAGAAAAGTTGATGATCAACTAAGGCCGTTGGAGTGAGTTATGCCTCTTGAAATTAACCCTTCGGACATTCTCATTAGAGTACAGCGTCAGTTCGGAGACGAATCTGGTGTGCAGGTAACTCAGGATGATGTTGTTCGCTGGGTCAATGATTCTTTGAGAGAGGCTACGCTACAGAACCCTAAGTTGCGTCAGAACACTGCTTTTGTAGATGCTCTAGCCGGAAGTCAAAGTTTCCTATTCTCACTTCCTGACGAGGCTGCTGTAATTAGAATTAATTCTGTTTACTTTAATAATAGCGATGGAATCTATATTAAACTAGGCTACCTCACGCTACAGGAAATGGATGCATATATTGATGGTTGGTATATTGCATCAGACACTGGTGCCCCACAAGTTTACACATATGAATGGGCTGGTTCTAGCGCGAATTCAGTAACAATCAAGACTTGGCCAATTCCAGACTCAAACGTTGTAAACGGCTTCAAAATTAACTACGATAAGACTCCTGCAATTCTCAGCACTCTTGCTACAGTTGTAGACGTTCCTGCACTTTACTTCACATACATTCTAGAATACTGCCTCATGAAGGCATACGAAATGGATGAGGATTGGGAAGCGGCAGACAGAAAGGCTCAGTACATTCAGTCAACTTTGAATACACTAGGAAATCAAGACATTATGGGTCAGGACTTTTACCCATCTGTTATGTCTCTTCCTGAGGATGTGTAATGACTCGTCCACAACCTCTGAAACTAGGTCCCTTTACAGGAGGCATGAACATTGCCTCTGACCCTGCTTCTTTGGCTGATGGAGAACTAGTAGACTGTGTTAATTATGAACTTGATCTAGATGGATCACTTGTAAGCCGACCTGGAATTTCTGAGACTGTCGATAACTCTGCAACATGGACCAAGCGCATTGTTATGATAGGCAGGGCAGTTCTTGCCGGAGGTACATACGTTATTGGTTCAAATTCGGATGGAACTTACGCTTTCAATGGAACGACTTGGACGACAATTAAGGCAGGTTTACAATCTAGAATCGCGCTTCAGTATGGAGACAATGTTTATATCATAGCAACTGCTGGTTCTGCACAAGATGGTGGTTATTGGACTGGCGCTGCTTGGACAGCAAATGCAACTCAACCTCGTGGAGAAAGTGCAGTATTTCACAAAACAAGAATGTGGGTTGTACCTGGAATTGGTCAGACTGGTCCTGCTGCACATCAGTTGCGTTATTCTGACATTATTCCTGTTGGAGCAGGGGCACTTACTTGGTCTGCTTCTAACAATATTCCAGTGAGCCAAGGAGACGGAGAAAAGTTAGTAGACATTGCAATTCACAATGACAACATCATGTTGTTTAAACAGAGCAGCACTTATGTACTTGCTTATGATGTTTCTGTGGCGGATGGAGTTTTGAGGAAGGTCAACAATAACATTGGTGCTTCTACCTATCGTTGTGTTGCCCAATTTGAGAGCTCCATTTTCGTCTACAATGAAGGCGTAGTGTATGAAATTCAGAACTACGATTTCAGATCAATTAATGATAAAGTGCCTTTCAATGCAATTGATGCTACTCCTGGTGATGCTGAGAGCATTTTCATTTGTGTGGTTGGAACCAGGCTACTTGTACGCTATTTCGATTATGTTTTTGTGTACGGTTTGGTTACTAAGACTTGGAGTAGATGGGATAGCGCCAACGCCAGTCTTCGTTCTTTTGGACCTTGGGTCGAATATCCTTCACAAGTTGCACAATTCAACTTCCCAAGGTTCTACGCTGGCAGTGTAACTACAGCCAATGAACATGTATTTATGTTCATAGACGGTTATTCAGAAGATGTTTCCGAATTCACCGCTGGACCTGTTTACTACGACATAACGTGCTCGATCACCACTAAGAACTACGACTTTGGCGATCCTATGCATTTCAAGAAATTGAAGTGGTGGGGTCTGGATGGACTTTCTGTAAACGATGTTAGGGCTGTAGCCTCTCCTGTTATCTTGAGTTTCCGTACTACTTGGGCAGATTTGCATTCTCACACTTGGGATAGTTTGTCTACTGGAACATGGGACTTGCCGCTCCCTAT